TGAAATTTATGCAGCGGTAACAAATAAAAGTGGCATCGCAAATTCTATAACTGTAACACTGACCATATTGAAAATAGAAATTTAATATGTCATTACTTCAATATATTACTACTAAGCGATATATAGTAACTGTTGAAAACAGTGAAGATCTCACAGCCATCTATGATGAATTAGAATCGCTGGGTAAAACTCCCCCGGGATTAGATATCACTCGAGATGTATTGTGTATTGATCGTAGACCATCTAGTAGAAATACAGTGTATTTGTTAACAGAATGGGAAGCCGGCGAGCTGACCAAAGATCCTAGAATTAAAACCGTAACCTTACATCCTAAAGAATTAGGCATCAGCGCAGGTGTTAATGCATACTCACAAACCAGTTCTAACTGGGACAAATCTACGTCTGCATCGGGTGTTATGAAAAATTGGGGTTTGTTACGTTGCACAGAAGGCACACAACGAGCAGGTTGGGGCGGCACAGGTTATCAAGGCAATGGGTCAGGAACAGCAGCACAAACTGGCACTGTTACACTGACCCAAACTGGGAAGAATGTTGACGTTGTTATCTGCGATGAAAACGGCCTAGTGTGGAATCATCCAGAATTCACTGCCAACGCAGACGGCACTGGTGCTAATAGAACAAATCAATATAATTGGTTTCAACATAATCTTGCTGTCAAAGGAACAAGTCCCGGAACATATAGCTACGGAACAGGCAGTCATTCGACACACGTTGCTGGCACAGTAGCAGGCAATACACAGGGCTGGGCTAGGGATTCTAACATTTACAATCTATATTACTTGGCTGGGGATGACGCTGACTATACATTTCCCTATGTGTTTGACTACATCAGACAATTTCACGCAAATAAATCTATCAACGGTGTTACTGGAAGAAAAAATCCAACCATAGTTAACAACAGTTGGGGTATGAGTATTTTCCCCAGCGATTGGGCATTGACTGACATTACTGCTGTTACATATAGAGGAACTAGATATACGCCCGATGTCGGCTCTACTACATATCTAGGCACTAGTGGGGTGTGCAATGCCAATAGTAAATTGGCCGATTTATTAGGATATGAAAATTTTGGTAACAGAATTACTACTTCAGGGCCGCCGCCTGCTGGGGCAGGAAATATTTTATCATATCCAGGAACTTGGACTGCAGAGGGCGGGCAAGTATATCTAGCATCACTTGTGGCACCGGACTCGGTGTATGCAGTTACAGTGCAAGGACCTTGCACTGTTGCATTGATTTCAAATGTAGCATCCGGGGGAATAACTGGTGTTACTACACTGACATTGGGTGTAACTGTTACACAGGGTGCATCTACTATTGCAACATACACACAGGGTCCAACATCATCGCCAGATAATGGCGGTGACGTTGAATTATCTATAGATCAATCTGTGGTGCTACCAAACTCTGCAGTATATACTATTACCTACAATACAACATTGATTAACGACGAAGTAGCTAGTCCGTTGACTGCTGTGGCTATGAGCACTAGAGTCACTGTGGCCACTGGTGCTGAATCTGCTAGTGTAACTTCAATTACTCCTAGTCTAGGATCTACAGCCGGCCTAACTGTAGTAACAACGCCAACAGTTGGCAACAATGATGATGGATTTTGGAATATTAATTTACCGTTCACTGTTAATTTTTTAGGTGGTCCACATACCAATGTATTTCCAGGAACTAATTTTTATCTAACTTTTGGGTCAGGTTCGTCTGTATGGAGCGGGGTTAATGTAGCTAATCCTAACTTGCCAAAAATCATGTGGTGCGCTAAAGATAATTCTGTGCAAAGAATATATCACGGGGTGTCGGGCACTGCACCAAATAGAACATATAGAATTAGGATGGAAGGCAATGCCGCAGTATCAGGAACACTGGGCAGTCCTGGCATGGTTTGCGAGTATACTTTCTACGAAGCAACACCGGCGCAGATAGACTTACAAGTAGGCGTAAACAATGCTAAGACTACTAGTTCGGGATTTACCACAGAGCAATTAAACACCTGGGGATTTATCAGCGGTCAGCGTATTCCAGCAAGGGTAGCGGCACTGGATGCTGATATTGAAGATGCCATAGATGAAGGCATTGTCACTGTAGGTGCAGCCGGCAACGGTAGATGGAAACACGATGTGCCCGGAGGATTAGATTGGAACAACACTTTTGAGATGGCTATTAGGTATCCAGGCAGTGTGGCACAACCTTATTACTATATGCGTGGCACCAGCCCCACTGCCAACGACACTACCGCCAACGGCGGGTTTGATCTGCCTAATATCTGTGTTGGGTCCGTGGACAGCATACAGACCGATCAAAAAGTGCAATACAGCGATTGCGGGCCAGGTGTAGACATCTGGGCGCCCGGAACTTATATTATAAGTGCATTACCTAGCGGAACTGCTGATTCAAGAAACGGTGCATATTATCTAGGTAAGTATAACGGAACCTCAATGGCCAGTCCTCAGGTTGCCGGAGTATTAGCCTGTGCTCTTGAAGTATACCCCGGAATGAAGCAAGAAGAGGCTAAGGCATATATTTTAGCCTATGCCAAGAGTAATCAATTAACTGCCACCAATGGTGGTCCAACCGATGCTCAAGACCTGCAAGGTGCACCTAATAAATTTCTATACTACTACAAAGAACGTGCAACTTCAGGAAATACATTTCCCAAGATTAATTTTAAACAAAGACCCACAACTGGATCAGTTTATCCTAGAACTAGAATTAGAAGGACATAACAATGCCTTTAGAAATATGGACCGAGCAAAGTAACTACAGCTTTGGAACAATCGCAGAAAGAACTCCGCTAGATATTCCATTGCCGGTCACCTACGAGGACAACTTTGAAGACAGCACAGGGTTAACTTTTTCTGTAATTTCAGGAAACTTACCGCCGGGTCTGCGTATAGATGCAGATCATATCAAAGGCACACCTTTCGAAGTGCCCAGGGAAACTGAATTTAAGTTTTGTATAAGAGCAAAACTAGGCACAGCATTTGCTGATAGAACATATAAGATAACTATCACCGGAGAAGATGCACCAACATGGCAAACCAACGAGGGACTGCTGCCGGTAGGACCTAACGATGCGTATTATATTTTAGATAGCAGTTTTGTAGATTTTCAAATGGCTGCTATTGATTTTGATACCACAGCCGGACAAAGTTTGAAATATTTTATATCCAGCGGTGACGGAGAATTACCTCCAGGGTTAATTTTAACCAAGACTGGAAGGGTCACTGGATTCATTCAACCGTTGTTAGTGGTAACCAGTAGCGATGGCAGCGGATCGTTTGACACTGGGTTATACGACAGTGTTGCATTTGACTTTGGCCAACGATCTACCAACGGCTATGACAGCTATGTCTATGACAGTATTTTCTATGATTACAGCAGTCCTACTACACTGCCAAGAAAATTAAATAGAAACTATGAATTTATTGTATCCGTAACAGATGGTGACTCTGTTGCTAAAAGAAAATTTAGAATTTATGTAGTCGGAGACGACTTCTTTAGATCAGATAACACTGTGTTACAAAGTGGGTCAGGCGTGTTTACCGCCGACATTACCTTTGCCCGTGTTCCAATTTGGATTACTCCTAACTATCTTGGGCTGCGTAGAGCCAACAACTATCAAACATATTTGTTAGATACCTATGATGCTATCCCAGGACTGCCGCAGGCATATTATTCATTAGAAGCAGTTAATCCTGAAATTGAAAGTTTAGCTGTTAGAGTCAGCACTGACGAAAACCAAGAAGGCAATCAATACTTAAGAATTAAAAATGCTACTGCTATTCCCACTACAGGATTAAGATTTAGATTAAGTGATACATTGTCCATAGGAACTAGTCAGGTATACACTATTACAAGTGTAACTAAAATTAGCACTGGCACATATAGACTGGGAGTATCTCCTAACCTAGCTGTTACTGTTCCTAATAATACACAAATATTAATAGGCACTGATAGTGTGTTACCTCCAGGCATGACATTCGATGCCACTACTGGTGAAGTATTTGGCAACGTTCCCTACCAACCAGCAATTACCATTAGTTACAATTTTACTATCAATGCAACTAGATATTTTACAAATAATGAAAGTGCCAATGCTAGAAGAATATTTACTGTAGATATTTTAGGAGAAGTTGACAGCACTATTAAATTTCTCACAAACAGTAATCTCGGAACTATTAATGCTAACATTATTTCAACTTTGGCCATCGAAGCAACGACAACAGTGCCCAATGCCATTGTCATATATCAACTGTTAGACGGAGCAATTCCGCCGGGCTTAACACTAAGTCTCGACGGACAACTCATAGGTAAAGTTAATCAATTTGGCACTGTGGGCAATCCAGGTATTATTACCTTTGATAATAACGCATTTATCTTAGATGCCAACGATACAACATTTGATAGAGAATATGAATTTACAGTTAGAGCAAGAGATCAATTTTTATTCAGTCAATTAGATCAAACATTTACACTGACTATTGATACTCCCAATAACAAACTGTATAGTAATATTTCTGTAAAACCATTCTTGAAACAAACTGAGCGAGAGATATTTGCAGACTTTATCAACGACACCAATATATTTGACCCAAACTTAATTTACAGATTAGGCGATAGCAACTTTGGTATACAAAAAACATTAAAAATGATTGTGTATGGCGGCATCGAAACATTAGATGCTGCCAAGTATGTAGAAGCTATGGGTCGTAATCATAAGAAAAAACGTTTTAGATTTGGCAGCGTAAAAACTGCACAAGCAAAAATTACCGGAACAAATACAGTAGTGTATGAAGTTGTTTATGTAGAGATGGTTGACCCTTTAGAAAACAGCAACGGCAGTGTTGCACTAACTGTTAACATGGCAGAAGATCCTTTGCCAATCTATCTAGATGAAAGACCAGTAACTTGGAGCAGAGACGTTGATGTATTAAATGAAGATGCACCTTGGGGATTTAGACCTAACCATATTGTATCAACGGACAGTCAACAATACTTTGCCGGGGGACAACAAACTAGATTCCCAAGCAGTGTTACTAATTGGCAATACAGGATAAAGCAATTAGGCGAAACCGAACGCGAGTATTTGCCCCTGTATATGCGTAGTATACAAACCAGCGAAAAACGAGAATTAGGTTTTATAAAAGCAGTGCCACTATGTTTTACATTACCTGGACAAAGTGCCACAATATTATTAAACATTAAAAATAATGGGTTTAACTTTAATCAAATCAATTATGAAATTGATCGGTATATAATAGATTCTGTGACCGGATACGGCAACGATAAATATCTTGCTTTTAATAATGATAGGACAGCTATAACATGAGTTCAATAATTACGTCAAACATCGACGAAACTTACCCAGTGCCTGGGCAAGACAACAACAGTCAAGGTTTTAGAGATAATTTTAACAATATCAAAATTGGATTATCGCAAGCTAAAGTAGAAATAGAGTCGCTGGAAGTTAATACTGCTAAATTAAACTCTAACAACGACTTTAATGGATTTTTACTAACCAATGCTAAGACTAATCAATTTTGGGGTAGTTACGTAAACAAAGGCAGTAATTCGGCCAGCGTTACTATCAGCGCGGAAGATGCTGATTTTCAAACTGTTAACTTCACTGATACTCCTACTAATTCTATTACATTTAGAAATTGGCCTACTAGTAACTTATATGCAAAAATTAGACTGGCATTGTCCGGTGATACTAATAATGCCTATACTATTACATTTGCCACAGAAGGCGGCGGTGCAATTAAAAGAAGCACAACGTTTCCAGTTCCGTTTACTTTGAGCACCGGCGGTGAAACTAGAGTAATTGAAGCCTGGACCAATGACGGCGGATTAACTGTATATCTAGATTATGTTTCGGAGTTTGCCCTATAATGCACCCACTAGCCGAAGACTTTGGCCAATTAAAAGATGCCGAGATAGAATCTCGCATACAAGACTTAACTTCAAAATATTGGCAAACAACTAATTCTGCCGTTCAAAAACAGATTTCATTATTTTTAGAAATGTATCAAGCCGAGATACAAGACCGTCGAGCAAAGCAATGGAATCAAATGTATCAAAAACGCAATAAAGATCTTGACAATCTCATCAATGTAAGTTAAAATGTATGCATGAGAATAAACAATCTTGGTGAATCTATATTTGACAGCAATGACATAATTGATATTATCTATCAAGGTCATGCTGATAAACTATCAAATTTAATTGTAGAACAAGATCCTGAAATTTTACAATTTCAAACAGCATTAGACACAGTTTTTCAAAAAGAAACAGCCGGTGTCGATCAAGACCAGTTTGATCAAAATAATCAACACAACTGGGCCATGCCCCAAGAATATAAAGATTTAGATATTGAACAATGGATCTACGATCAGGGACCTCCTTGGGATCCAGACCATGCTAGAATACAATTAGAATTAGCAGAATTTCAAGCAAGAAATATGACAGATCTGCTAAAATGGTTGAAATACTTTGTAGATACCTGCAGAACTAACAATATTGTATGGGGTGTAGGACGTGGATCAAGCGTGGCTAGTTATGTGCTGTATTTGATTGGGGTTCATAAAATTAACAGTATTGAATATAATTTAGATTTCTCTGAGTTTATGAGATAAGTATGTGTATTAAAGGAGCTATATTATGGCAATGAAACCAGCACAAAGACAAGTATACAGATCTATGCAAGGCAAAGAAATTGACCTTGACAAACTACGTATGCGTAACGAAATGACTGTAGCAGTGGGAAATGCTAGAGTTAATGCCCGAGGTGACGAATTAGGTCCCGGTGGCAAGATTATTAAAAAGCGTGAAGAGGTTATGAATGAATATTATTCAGGCAATCCAAACGCAGTTAAAGAGGAATAAATGAGTGTAGTTAAAGGAAAATTGAGACCACTGCGGAATACTGTATTGGTCTCAGACATGGGCTTTGAAGAACAAACTACTGCCAGTGGCATCGTTATTCAAAGCGATGACGGTAAAAGTCATGGCGTTAAACCTCGGTGGGCTCGTGTATGGGCTATTGGTCCAGAACAAGTCGAAGTCAAACTCGGAGAGTGGATCTACATTGAACACGGACGCTGGACTCGGGGCATTAAAGTAGAAGAAAATGGTGAGGACATAGTCATCCGTAG